AACGCGCCGAAGACACTCTTTATATGCAGAACAGAGCAGCCGTTCACCAAACTAGCCTCTAAGATCTACATCGATGCCGACGGCAACAAGTGCCAGGTTGAGATTCTAGGCAAAGGGCAACAGGCCGTCGTGTGGGGCAACCACGCCACCACCGGCAAGCCCTATCATTACATCGGTGATGACATCGGTGATGTTCCGATGATGTTATTGGACACATTGTCGTCAGACCAAGCACAGGGCGTTATTAAGCGGTTTGAGGCTTTTGCCACTGAGTTAGGGCTGTCAGAGCAAAACGCGCCTCTGAGACGCTCTGAGGGCGTAGAGAAGGATGATTCGACCGGTTGGGGCATAGGTTGTGCCACCGATGAGGAAAAGGTCGTTATCACGGACGCTCTGACGGCGTTGGACCCAGCCATGCACCACGATGAGTGGATCGCGGTTGGCATGGCCATCCACAATGCCTACGCTGGTGCCGTTGAGGGTTTACGCCTTTGGGCTGAGTGGTCGTCGAGGTCAGACAACCCCGAACATTTAAATTGCAACCACGCCAACCGCTGGAACTCGTTCACCGATGATCCGAGCCGAGGCAATGTTGGTTTCCCAACGCTGTTGAAGATGGCGCGTGACGCCGGGTGGGGCGGTGACTTTGAAGGTGAGATGGAAGAGGTTGCGGTTGACGAGGCTTTCTACCACGAGCGTGAGTATGTTAGCGGTAAATTCATGGAGATGCTTGATGAGCATCGTCTAACCAAAGATGAGATCGATCAGTTTGCTGAACCAACGTGGTTAGTTGATAACTTAGTGATCAAAGGACACCTATCAGCGTTCCCCGCGCCAGCTAATGGGGGCAAGACGCTGCTATTCATGGAACTTGCCAGAGAGTTAGCCAGCGATAACTTAGTTGTTTACATCAATATGGACATATCGGGTGTGGGATCACGCCGCCACTGGAAACAGGCCGAAGAGTCGGGCATCCACTGGGTAACGCCGGATCTCAAAGGATCGAACATAAATAAGTTAATGAGCGACCTATATGCTTCACCCATTGAGGATTTGAAGCACACTGTTATCGTTATCGACACGCTCAAGAAGTTGACCGATATGATTGATAAGCGGAAATCTAAGAGCCTCTATAAGAGTTTAAGGCGTTTAACGTCTAAAGGTGCCACCGTTATCTGTTTATGTCACACCAACAAGTACAAGGACGCTGATGACAACTTAATCTATGAGGGGACAGGTGATCTTCGTTCCGATGTAGATAATATGATTTATTTAGAACCATTCCACGAAGGGACCAAGCTGCGATCACTTTCAACACGGCCTGATAAGGTGCGTGGCGCGTTTGAGCCGATTACGTTTGAGTTCGATGACGACAGGCGTTTATCAGTTGCTGATGCGTTTATTGATACCAACACGTTGATTCAAGAGGCTAAAGATCAAGAGGGTATTGATGCCATTAATGAGGCCATCAGCGGAGGGTGTTCAAGGCAGTCTGAGATCGTTGATTTTGTGAAAGAACGTGACGGTTGGAACAGGAAAAAGGTACTGCGTGTTTTGACAAACTATGCGGGTGATTTTGCCAAGGTAAAGAAGGTGTGGAATATGCGACGTTTAGAGGATGAAAGAGGGAGGCCAGCGGTGTACTCATTTGTCGAGGAATTATTCTAATGTTTACACTTTTTCTAAAAAAAGGGGACAGAAGGGACAGAACGGGATTAAAGGGACAGAACGGGATTAAAGGGACAGAAGGGACATAACCATTTTTACCACCAAAAATACACTTTTTCTAGGGAATGGGGACAAAAGGGACAAAAGACTGAATTACCACCCCTATTTAATTCTTTTGTCCCTTTTGTCCCTTACCCCCATATAGGGGACAAAAGAATGGACTTTCCAGCTATAGCTGGGTTTCTCTTTTTTTGGCATGGGGACAGAACAAAATTAAGGGGACAAAAGAATTTGATATTTGGTGGTAAATCAATGGGGACAGAATAGGGGACAAAAGAATTTAAATGGGGACAGAACCCCCTTAATGGGGACAAAAGAATCGGAGGAGGTACGGATGAGTTTGGTTAGTTGGTTGATTGGGATACTTTTAGCGCCGGTTTTTATAACGATTGGGTTGGGAGTTTTGGTAATTACTGGATTATTTGATGAGGTAGATTGGGATGAGTGACGACGATTTGGTCAACCGACCAGCGCATTATACGCGGTCGAGTATCGAGTGCATTTCGGCCATTGAAGCGTCGATGGATGCGGTGCAATTTAAGGGCTTTTTAAAGGGGCAAGTTATGAAGTATTTATGGCGTTACGAACACAAGGGATCGCCACTCCAGGACATCGAAAAAGCGGAGTGGTATTTGAGTAAATTGAGGAAGATGGAGTTGCCATCAGATTACGGTATGGGGAAGAAGAAATGATACGCGAATGGTTAAATCGGTGGATCAATCCACCAGTTAATGAGTGTGTGCATAAAGGCGTTGGTTATAAGAACAGGGAAGAGAATAAGTGCTGGTGCGGAGCGGGCTTAGTTACGTTTTATAGTTTGAAGAACCGGCAGTGTGTTGATTTGGCAAAATGCGGAAGAGTTTATGACCTCTATGATGGGGTTGAGATTAAACATCAGAGATAAGGAGATTGACGGTGAATGAGAAGATTAATGAGCATATCAAGCACATCACCGCTGCCCATGGCAGGTTGTACCAAGCAGCGAAGTGTGTGGCTGATGAGGATGAGATTAGGTTGAGGGTACTGAAATGTAGTGAGGCGCTTGATAATTTTACTGAGGCTTTATATAGCGGCCTTATGAAAGAACCTTGGGAGAGATAGTTATGCCGGGTATGAAAGTTCGGAAGCATCGGAACGAGTTGGCCGACAAGAAGATGGCAGATGCTTTCTTTTGGGAGGATCTATTTACGAGGGTGAGTCATGGGTTATCGATACAGGAGTATGCGAAGACGAGGGACGTACCGTACAAGCGCATGATGGCGCGTATCAAAGATGATGAGGCGTTGAGCAAGGGTCTTGACGAAGCTAAACACGCAAGAGCTTGGGGTTACTTCGAGGATGTTGATAGGGTGACTGATCTGGTTGAGGACGGGAAGATCGACCCGAACGCGGGAAGGGTGGTGCTGCAATCACGTCAGTGGCAAGCCAAGATGATGGACCGCAATACGTTTGGTGATAGACAACAAGTCGACATGAAGGTGCAGGATGTCACACAAGAACACCTTGATGCAGTGCGTCGGATGTCGGCACCGGAGGTGGTGGAAGGTGAGGTGATAAAGGACGAGAACGACGCGTGAGCCGCACCGTCGCACCGGTCCACATACCCGCGCGATTGTACAATAACTGTACAATTTGTACAATATTTGTACAGTCGATGGTGTCCCTAAATCCACCTTGTCCGAGCAGTACAGTGCTAGGACACTATAAACCCCATGTAAATCAATAGGTTACATCATGCAGCGATCCCAGGGTGCCGACCGGCTGCCTGGATGAGCCTCGATGACCCCCCCCTTCGCCCAACGCTGGGGGTCACGATAATTATCACCCCCTGACACACACGAACCCCCACAGTTTAATTTTAAAAAATCATATTATTTCCTTGTGTTATTACTTAGATATAAGTATACTGATTGTGAGTCCAAAATTAACCAACCGGAGAAAAGCAATGACACAGATCGAATTAGTTAAAAAGTACATCACCATTGGTAATGTTGAGATATCTAAAAGCAAATCAGAGTTAAACGTAAGAAGTATTGAGGCTGACCTAATCAAGTGGCACAAGCTATTAGCTAAATTGGATGGCACTAATAAAAGAAAGCTCTCAAAACTAGATAACAGCATCCTAGCTAACCTAGAACATTTAGTGGCAACTGCAATCAAGCATCAGAAATAGGAGAGAGAAAATGACAACAAAACCTATAAAACTTACGTTAGCGATAAAAGACATCATGAAGGCAACAGGATGTTCTGCCGAACAAGCGCAGAAAGTTGAGATCGAAATGAATGATCAGTGGTTGGTGGATTGGTCAGAAGACTCACAATCTACAATCAACCGTGAGGCTAGGCAAGTTTATAACGATCTATTCGGCAACCGAGCAGAAGATGGCTCGCTAATGGTTAAAGGTAAGAAATTAGACGATATATTGGAAGAGGTTCAGACCTTAATTAATAAGGAACCCAACTAATGGCAGCTAACACACCCCAAAACAACGCCCGCCACCAACGTGAGTTTGGTGAGCGAATGAAGGAGCAAGGCTTGGTCAAGCGGTGCTTCTGGGTGAAGAAGGCGAAGGTAGAAGAGATTAAGGAATATATCAAGATCGTTAATGATAAGACGTAAATGGGAGAGAGATCATGGATCTATATAAAATAGAGGAAGGGCATACCCAGAGGACACTGGGTGGAGACATACGGATCGATGTCACAAAGGTAGATGAGGGATTAAAGATTGAGGTGTGGAAGAATGGGAGAAACGATCCCTATACGGTTGAACCCGCTTTAACAACTATAGTTAAGTGGGCTGACATTGGAGCAAAACAATGAAAGTAATAGGCTACGGAAGGGTCAGTTCCGACCAACAGATAGATGGTACATCTTTAGATACCCAAGAACGTATCGCTAAGGGTTTGGCGCTAACACACGACCTGCCAGAACCATCTATCATTCAAGATAAGGGCGTGTCGGGCTCGATCCCCCTACTGAAGCGCCCATCGGGTGCCGTGTTCGACAATCTATCCAAGGGCGACGTAGTGATCGTGGCAACTATAGATCGTCTGTTCCGGTCATCTTTGGATGGTCAGAAGACGATAGATGTCTGGAAGCGCAACGGTATCCGCTTGATTGTTAACGGTTTAGGCGAGTTGACGGCAGACGACAACGCCATTGGCAAGTTGATGTTCGATATGATGGTGAGCTTTGCCAACTACGAGCGTGAACTGATCCGTGAGCGTGTGTTGAAGGGGCAACGCGCCAAGAAAGCATCCGGTGGATTCTGTGGGGGCAAAGCGCCTTGGGGGTATCGTAAAGAGGGCATCGAGAAGGAGTCAGTGGTGGTTGCAGAGAGCTGGAGAGCTTCTGCTGTTGCTGAGATCGTCCAGTTGAAGTCTCTTGGGTTTGGCCTTCGCACCATCGCCGATAGTATTAATGCTAATAACTGTGGTTGGAGTAAAATAGGGAAAAGTACCGTCGCTACTATATTAAAAGAGGCAGCATGAACAAAAACCCATACATTGATTTCATCGCCAAGTACCGGAGCAATCCGGTGCTTTTCGTTAAGGATGTTTTACAGGTCCAACCAGATCCTTGGCAAGCTGAGTTTCTGGAACATATCGCCAACGGTGAGAGGAAGATAAGTGTTCGATCTGGCCACGGTACTGGCAAGAGTACCGCCTCAAGTTGGGCGATGGTGTGGTATCTGACGACGCGGTTCCCTTGTAAGATCGTGGTCACCGCACCGACCAGCTCTCAGTTGTTCGATGCTCTGTTCGAAGAGCTGAAGAGTTGGATAAGGAACTTACCACCCTATGTGGGTGAGTTGTTCGAGGTGACATCGGATAGAGTTGTTTTAAAAGCAGCGCCAAGTGAAGCGTTCATATCTGCACGGACAGCAAGGGCAGAAACGCCCGAAGCGTTAGCCGGTGTACATAGTCAGAACGTGTTACTGGTTGCGGATGAGGCGAGTGGTATCGACGAGAAGGTGTTCGAGGCTGCGTCTGGCTCAATGTCTGGACACAGCGCCACGACTGTATTGTTGGGAAACCCTACCCGATCATCTGGCCTGTTCTACGACACCCATCACCGGGTCAAAGCCGACTGGAAAACAATGCACGTTAGCTGCATGAAATCCCCCAGGGTATCTGATGAGTTCGTTCGGGAGATGGAAGTTAAATACGGCGCGGAGTCGAATCAGTTTAGGGTCCGTGTATTAGGTGAGTTTCCACTCAAAGAAGACAACACCGTTATTCCAGCCGATACGGTTGAATCAGCGCAGAACCGAGACATCGAAAGCGATCCCGATACGGTGCCTGTTTGGGGCTTGGATGTCGCTCGGTTCGGGGCCGATAGTAGCGTTCTTGCGATAAGACACGGCAACGCAATCACCGAGCTAATATCTTGGAAGGGGCTGAGTCTGATGGAGCTGACCGGGCGGGTGGTGGATCGTTACAACGGTCTGATCCCTAGGCAGCGACCAACCGAGATACTGGTCGATAGCATCGGCCTTGGCGCTGGTGTGGTAGATCGGTTGCAAGAGCTGGATCTACCGGTCAGAGGGATCAACGTCGGTGAGGCTAGTGCGATGAGTGGTACCTATCTGAATCTACGAGCAGAGCTGTGGTTCAAGTTGAAGGACTGGTTGGCTGCAAAAGATTGTAAACTGCCGGTGGATAGTGCCTTGTTCTCCGAATTAGTGTCGCCCAGGTACCAATTCACCTCCAGCGGTAAGATGAAGATCGAAAGTAAGGACGAAATGCGTAAACGGGGGCTTCCTTCGCCCGATAAAGCCGACGCGATCTGTCTAACTTTAGCCAGTGACGCTGCAACGGCTACTTTTGGGTCTAAACACTCGGTGCAGTGGAAGAAACCACTAAAAAGAGCGGTGAAAGGGGTGGTATAATAGCACTGCCGATAAGCCCGGCCCTTTTACGCGATACTGGGGTTGGGCTTTTTATTGCCTGAGATAAAATCGGGCGCTTTTTCTGCCCGACTTCATATTACAAAATAGTGTAAGAGCTGTAAAACCCCACAAACACTTAGAAATAAGGGGTAAATAGGGACAGCTCCCCACTTTCATAGTAAAAACACCCCCAAAAGCGTATAATGTACCCACCATAGTCTATTTTGGGTGCAATCCATGTACGAAAACGCCATCGAAGGTGAAGTCGAAGAGCTGGAGGTCATCGAGGTTGATGATAAATCGCTTTCCGAGGACGACCTTCAATCCATTGTCACATCCGAAATAAGTTCAGCAGTCGATTTCATCGATAACGACATCGGTCCTCAACGCGCCAAGGCCACCAAGTATTATAAGGGTGAGCGGTTTGGTAACGAGGAAGATGGACGCTCCCAGATAGTATCACACGACGTTAGCGATACGGTTGGGGCAATCATGCCATCTCTCATGCGTATCTTCTTCTCTACTGATAAGGTGGTGGAGTTTGTTCCCCGAAATGCCGAGGATGTCGAGAAAGCTGAACAGGCAACCGACTATATTAATTACATATTTACCCAGGACAACCCTGGGTTTTTGACGCTGCAATCAGCGTTCAAAGATGCGCTGGTTCGTAAGGTCGGGATAATAAAGTACCGTTGGAGTGAAGAAGTAGAAGTCTCCACCGAACATTTTAGTGGCCTCAACCCCGAAGCACTCCAATACTTAGCCTCCGATCCCCAGGTTGAGGTCACTTCCCAAGAAATAGCGGTAGAGATGGACGAGATGGGTCAACCCATCGGGATGCCGTCAATCGAAGCGACAGTAACGCGCCGGGTAGACAAAGGCCGAGTCAAAGTTGAAGCCGTACCACCCGAAGAGTTCCTGATAGACCGTGATGCTAAGACGCTGGACGATGCAACGATTGTTGCTCACCGCACAACGCTAACCGTTAGCGACTTGGTGGCTAGAGGCTACGAAGAAGATCTAATCCTAGAACACGCTGGCGATACTGATGTTCTGAGCTGGAGCGATGAACTTGCTGCACGGCAAGAAACACAGAGCTACGGTCAGGCGACTCGATCAGATGATGCCGCGCGTGAGGTCAGTTACACCGAGAGCTACGTCAAAGCCGACATGGATGGTGATGGAATTGCCGAGCTGATCAAAGTTTGCTCCATCGGCCCATCTAATAAGGTGTTGTACTGGGAGCCAGTTGCGGATATCCCATTTGCCACATTCTGTCCGGACCCCGAACCCCACACGTTCTTTGGAATGTCGGTAGCGGATTCGGTGATGGACATCCAAAAGACTAAATCAACCGTTTTACGGAATATGCTCGACAGCTTGGCGATGAGTATCCACCCGCGCACTGCGATTGTGGAAGGCCAAGCTAATATCGACGATGTTTTAAATACTGAGGTCGGGGCAATCATCCGCATGAGAAGCGCCGGGTCTGTCCAGCCGTTCGCGATGCCGTTCGTGGGTAAAGAAGCATTTCCAATGATGAACTACCTCGATGAGCTGAAAGAGAACCGCACCGGTATTTCTAAAGCAGCCGCTGGGTTAGATGCAGCAGCCCTTCAATCCAGCACAGCGTCGGCAGTCAACGCGACCGTCAGTCAGGCACAGCAGCACATCGAAATGATCGCGCGTATCTTTGCTGAGACAGGGATGAAGCAACTATTCAAAGGGATCTTGAAGCTCATCACGACGCATCAGGATGAAGAGCGGATGACCCGGTTAAATAACCAGTTTGTCCCTATCGACCCCGCGTCGTGGAACGCCGACATGGATGTCGTCTCCAATGTCGCATTAGGTCAAGGCACCGACACCGAAAAGATAGCAGCGCTATCGCAGATCGCTGGTAAGCAAGAAGAGCTGATGAAGCTACTCGGTCCAGTGAACGCTTTGGTATCTCCCAAACAGTACAGCAACACGCTGGCTAAGATAGTCGAGCTAAGTGGGTTCAAAGACCCATCGATGTTCATCAACGCGCTGCAAGACGGACAACCGTTAGTGCCACCAGAAACAGCGCAGAACAAGAAGAAATCACCAGAAGAATTACTGGCTGAAGTCCAAGCGCAGAGCATCCAAGCGGATATTCAGAAGAAAGCCGCTGAGTTGGAATTGAAGCGTGATGAGATGATGCGGAAAGATGACTTGGAGCGTGACAAGCTCGATGTCGATATCCACATGAGAGCTGCGGAGATTGAGAGCAAGAACGGAGCTACCGTCAACGTCGCACAGATACGCGCCGACGTAGATCGTGATCGAGAAATGATTAAGGGCATCCAAGCTGGTAGAGGGGTGCAGTAGATGAGAACTGCTTGGGACGTACTTCAAGATAACACCGCTCAATATTCACAGAGTCCATCTGGTCCTCCGACGTTAGGCAGTGCTGTCGGTGGATTA